AAAATATCTCCTAACCTTCTATCGTTCGTAACAATACGACGTGGAGATTGGGTCATGAAAATTTCAGTATTTAAGAACAAAGAAGTGCTGGTTGTTACACAACACTTTTTTGAATTGGATAAATTTGAGATAAGACATTTCCATGATCAGAATGAAGCATCCGACTATATTGAATTTTTAGCAAAGGACTTGACGTGATAAAAGTATTTAAATTGATTTCTGGTGAAGAACTCATCAGTGCTGTTGATAATAATGATTCTAGTTGTTATTTTCTGAAGAATCCTGCAACGATAATGATTCAACAAGGTGTCAAAGGCATGAGTGTGGGACTTGCTCCCTACATGGTCTATGCCAAAGGAAACGTCCAACTACGCTTATCTGCTATCGCTTCTGAGGGTGAAGCTGATGAAGAACTGGCAACTCAATACAACCGAATCTTTGGCTCGGGTATCGAGGTCGTTCCAGCCAGTGCCCTGAGTGGGCTCAAAATCGTCTCTTAAGACTCTCTAGAACGTCCTTGGAGACGTTTTAGCCGCCAAAATAGGGGTTTACCGACCCCTGCCAGCCCAGCGTCTCCTAGGACGTTTTAACCCTCTATGGCTGAAAAAAACTCCTTTAAAATCAACGACTTACGTACCCTCTATTCGGGAGGATTCCCCTCGACTTTGCAGGGGATTGCAACAAATGTCTTTACTTTAATTCAATTCTAGCGTATAATTCTTTTATGATGATTGAAAAGGAGCTAAAAATGACTGTCGTGTTCAAATCCAAAGCTGAATTGCGTGCCGAAACCGAAAAGCAGGTTGCCAAATTCCTTAAGAAAGGTGGCTCCATTGAAGTTGTGAAGTCCCGTAAAGCACCAAAGCAGAAAATGCGTGGAAAGTCTTCTCGTGGCTATGTGGTTGGTACCTCTGGTTTCCCAGCTGGTGCACCCACTAAGTCTACTTTTACCTTGGCTTAATCAGGAGATCGTTATGTCTGTATTCAAATCGTGGGAAGAGATGTCTGTGCTGGAACAAATGCAGTGCCAGTACTGGGATATGTACAAGGATGCGTATGGCGTGCGTCCTCGTGGTGTTGATACAACCAGCTGGACCGAAGCTGAATTCGAAGCCGAGTTCGAAGTGCTTGCTCGTGCGATCAATCAAGAAGAAGCTGATCGCAAAGTGCGTGAAGCCGAAGCCATCGTTGCGTTTGAGGATCGTGTGCTCAATCTAATGCACACTGGCACTAATCGTGAACGTGTCATTGCATGGTTGATGGATGCTGAGGGTGCCAATGGAGACCATGAGTATTTCTGTTTCACGCAGGGTCTTCCCTATGGTTACTTTCGGAAAACCGCATGAGAGCTTTTCAAGAGACCACTAAGGATTGGGTTGGGAAAGTATCCAACCACATCTACTACCTGACTGATGATAAATCAAAGATGGTGGCTTTCTACAACGTAGACACAAAACAGATAAAGAAGTTTATCAAGCCAATTAGGTTTGACATGAGATACCGTACATTTAAGGAGTTGAAGCATAAATGAACATCAACATTTTTCTTGAGAGCCTTGCTGCCAACGCATCACGCAATTTCAAAATTGAACAATTGAATGCGAACAGCAATGACGAAACTCTGCGTGAAGTTGTGCGATTGGCTCTCGATCCTTTTACTCAGTTCTATCAACGTAAGATACCAAAGTATACAAGAGGTACTTTGGAAAACACCATCAAACTACCAGAAGCGATAGGTCTTCTGTTTGATCTTTCCGAGCGTCATGTGACTGGTCATGCAGCTATCGATCACCTGACTGCGATCCTGAGTAACACAAGTGAAGATGACGCTAAGGTTATCGAACGTATCATTCAAAAGGATTTGAAATGTGGCGTCCAAGTATCAACTGCAAACGCAGTGTGGGGTGGCTTGATTCGAGAGTATCCAGTAATGCTGTGCAGCGGGTTCGAACAGAAGCTAGTGGACAAAATAAAGTATCCAGCATACGCACAGCTAAAGATGGACGGGATGCGCTTCAACGCTATCGTCAGAAGTGGTAAGGTAGAATTCCGTAGTCGAAATGGTAAAGAGATTCTACTGCTCGGTAATCTGGAGCAAGAATTTGCTGCACTTGCTGGCGATGTTGACTGCGTATTCGATGGTGAGTTATTGGTTATGGATGATGAAGATTATCAATATGCAGATCGTCAAACTGGTAATGGTATTTTAAACAAAGCGAACAAAGGAACTATCTAAACCAGAAGCATCAAGAGTGCGTGCTGTTGTGTGGGACATTATTCCTTATGTTTACTTTGTTGATGGACATTGTCCGACTCCATACTCAACACGTTTTACTACACTAGAAACTATGCCATTAGACTCTGGTAAAATTCGTAGAGTTGCCAGTCAAACAGTATCTAGTTTAGAACAGGCACAGCAAGTTTTTCAGGAGTATCTTTCTGATGGACAGGAAGGAATCATTCTCAAAGATGGTTCGGGTGAGTGGGAAGATAAACGTGCAAAGCATCAGATTAAATTCAAGGGAGAACTTGAATGCGATCTTAAAATTGTTGCAGTTGAAGAAGGTAAAGGTAAAGCTGAAGGCATGCTCGGTGCAATTGTTTGTGAATCAGCAGATGGTATTGTAAAGGTAAATGTTGGATCTGGTTTTAACGACTTACAACGCAAGAAATATTGGATTGAAAATTTAGTTGACAAAATTGTCGCTATCAAGTATAATAGTAGAATAAAGAATAAACAAGGTGAGGATAGTTTGTTCCTTCCAGTATTTATTGAGATTCGTGATGACAAAGATGTTGCAGATAATTCAAAGGATATAAAATGAAAGTAGTAATCAATCGTTGTTTTGGTGGTTTCGGTTTGAGCCATGAAGCAGTTATGCGATACTTTGAGATCAAAGGTATCACTGTATACCCAGAGCAAGGTAAAGATTCTTGGGGATTCTGGACTTACTGGATAGTTAAGCCAGAAGATCGTATTGAAACTAAAGAAGGTGAATCCTTCTATGCGATGTCAATGGAAGATCGTCGTGCCTATAATGCAGAGCACTCTGCTCAAACTGTTTATCCACGAGAGATTGAACGACATGACTCAGCATTGGTTCAAGTAGTTGAAGAGATGGGTAGCAAAGCCGATGGTGAGTATGCTGAACTAGCAATTGTAGAAATTCCAGATGGAGTTGACTACATTGTTGAGGAGTATGATGGTATGGAACACATTGCCGAAGCACATAGGACTTGGGGATAACTATGACTAGTGAAGAAATGCAGGATTACTTTCCACAAGTATATCCAAAGATGTTTGTTGGCCACTATGGTGGAGTGGCGGTAAGTGCTGGGTGGTTCTACATTCTAGATAAACTTTGCGCAAACATTCAACACCATATTGATTGGAAAAACAAATCCGAAGTTGTTGTACCACAAGTTACCATTGTTCAGATCAAAGAGAAGTTTGGTTGTCTACGTTTCTACTACGATGGTGGTGATGAATATATTTCTGGTATGGTTACCCTAGCAGAAAGCATGAGTGGTGTTACATGTGAAGAATGTGGCTCTATTGGAGAACGTCGTAGTGGTGGATGGATTCGTACTTTGTGTGATACACATGAAGCTGAAATGCAAGCAAAAATGAAAGAAAGGTTTGGCAATGAATAAATTTATTGTAGTTGATGCTATTTCGCAATACCGTATGCGTTACATTATCGAAGTCCCTGCGGATCATAATGAACGTGAGTATCCTTGCAGTGCTGAACAATGGGCAGCAGATTCAGTTACTGCTGAAGAGATGCGAGAATTTTCTCAGCTGTGGTTGGGAGAAACTATTGTTAGTACTCGTGAGATCGCAAAGGAAGACATTATTCCAATGTGTGACAAAGAAAACGAATACTGTTCATCATGGTCTGACGAACAGAAGATCCATACTTTTGTAACTGAGGTTGGATTTAAGAAAGAATCGTAATGTTTATATTTGATGTGGAAACACTTGGTGTTGAATCCAATGCTGTCATTCTATCAGCAGCATTGATTCATTTTGATCCAGAGAAACGTCCAACCTATCAGGATCTACTTGATAATGCATGCTTTGTCAAACTAAAAGCCAAAGATCAAGGTTATCGTTTAGATCGGACTATTGATTCTGGTACTCTAGAGTGGTGGGCAACTCAGCATGATTATGTCAAGAAAGTTTCTTTTGAACCAAACTCAACTGATCTTATTGCTGAGGATGCCATAACTATTCTACATAACTATATGAACAAGATACCGAATTCTGAGAAGCAGACAATGTGGGCAAGAGGTTCGCTTGATCAAATGGTAATAGATAGTCTAGCAAAGAAACTTGACATGCAACCCATTACAGGATATGCTATGTGGCGAGATGTTCGTACCGCAGTAGATATTCTTTACGGTACTACGAATGGCTATGTAGAAGTGGTACATCCTTTGTTCGATCGTACTGCTGTTATCAAACATCATCCTGTGCATGACTGCGCACTTGATGCAATGCAACTTATGTATGGAAAACAAACTTAATGCAATTTTATACAAATGTGTTTCCCCTTGGTGATCGAATGTGTGTCCGAGGATATGAAGATGGGAAAGCATTCAGTCGTAAGATCGATTTCTTTCCAACCCTCTATGTTCCATCTAAGAAGAATGACAGCAAGTGGCGCAGTCTAGAAGGAGACTTACTTGATGAGATCAAACCAGGAACAATTAGAGAGACTCGTGAATTTATTAAGCGTTATGATGGTGTAGAAGGATTTAATATCTATGGTCATCAATCTAATTTTGCATGTCAATATCTGAGTGACACATATGAAAGTGACATTCGCTTTGACATGGATAACATTCGTGTGTTCGCTATCGACATTGAAACCAAAACAGAAAATGGTTTCCCAGATATTAAACTTGCCAATGAAGAGGTTCTTCTAATCTCAATCAAAGATAGCAAGACAAAACAGATTACTGTTTTTGGTACAAAGGCATTCGTCCATGATCGTGATGATGTTGTTTACAAAACCTGTCGTGATGAAACTCAACTACTAAAAGAATTTATTGTATGGTGGCAGGATAACTACCCTGATGTTGTTACTGGTTGGAACACTGAATTCTTTGACGTCCCATATCTTATTCGTCGCATCGATCGAGAACTTGGAGAAGTTATGTCCAAGAAACTTTCTCCATGGGGATATATTAATGAACGTAAAACCTTCATCAAAGGTAACGAAGAAATTCACTATGACATTCAAGGCATCGCACAATTAGATTATCTTGCTCTCTATAAGAAGTTTACATATCAGAAACAAGAATCATATCGTCTGGATTATATCTGTCAAATAGAATTGGGCGAAGGTAAACTTGAATTGCCAGGAGAGGACTTTAAAGATTCTTACACAAACTACTGGCAAACCTTTGTTGAATATAACATTCGAGATAGTGAACTTGTGTATCGTCTAGATGACAAGATGCGTCTGATCGAACTCTGCTTGACCATGGCGTACAATGCCAAGATCAACTATGAAGATGTGTTCTCTCAGGTTCGTATGTGGGACGCCATCATCTATAATCATCTGCGCAAAAAGATGATTGCTATTCCATCGAATTCTGGTTCTGGTAAAGACGCACAATTTGAAGGTGCGTATGTTAAAGATCCTATTCTTGGATTGCATAAGTGGGTTGCTTCATTTGACTTGAATAGTTTGTATCCTCACTTGATCATGCAGTATAATATCAGTCCAGAAACATTGACGCATGAGAAAATCTCATGTAATGTTGATAAGCTACTTAATCAAGAAGTTGATACTTCTTATGCTCAGCGTAGAAGTCTTTCGTTGACTGCAAATGGTTGGTGTTATCGCAAAGACGTCAAGGGGTTCATGCCTGAGTTGATGGAAAAGATGTACATTGATCGAAGTAAATTCAAGAAGCAGATGCTGAAGATTGAACAGGAATATCAGAATGATAAATCCAAGGTTCACTTGCTGAAGGAGATATCTCG